TCAATAACTACATGGCTAAATCTATCAGGTATGATACTTACGTCTGTGTATAGGTTAAGTGCAGCAGGTACAGACCAATAGGTGTACTCTACTTCATATGCTGCATTAGGAACTGGTGTTACACCGAAGGTAGAACCATATGTCTGGAATACTTGAGTAGGAACACCTAGCCCCGTGGCTGGTGCAAGATCATCTGTGGATCTGTACGTTTGAGTATATGCTTCGTGAGACATTGGCTTTAGCACTGATGGTGTATTACCTTCAGAACTAAGTTGTTTAATATAATAGGTATCCCAGTCAGAGCTTGAATAGTCTGAGGGGAAAGAATATGTGGTTACGCCTACTGTAAGCGTTTGGGTAGTCGTTGTTTTAATGAAAGGCCACTCTTGACCATCTTGTAGTATGCGTCTGATACTACTGTTGATAGCGTCCTTAGCTAGAGCTTGGACATTTCTAAGAGTATCAAAACCGTCACCAGCAGAATCAACCTGTACTTCATTGAGCCTCCGAAGAACTTCATTTACAAGTGAGACATATGTTGCCATGATAATTACTCTTTACATAATAAAAGAAAGGGGGCAGATTGCCCACCCCCTCAGTGACAACGCTTAGGCTACGTTGTATTTAGCAGTAACTATTGCTTCAGGACGTAGGATCTTGCGACCATAAAGGTGCATACCACGTACAATATCAGCAAAGCTATCTGGATCACGGTAAGTCTCAGTCTTGTTGATCTGCTGAGCAGTAGCAACACTAGAGTCATGACCTGCAACAATAACACCATAGTTGGCGTTTTGGTTAGCAGTACCAGCAGTAGCTGAACCTGAACCTACAGAAGGCAAGTTGTTAGAAACATATACACGGAAACCATGCAAGTTGTCCAACATCAAACCATTACGTAGTCCACCTGACTGTCCCCAGTCCATGTTCAATAGACGAGAATCTTCGTCAGCTAGGATTTCTTGGAATACAGAATCCACAACCAACCAACGACCTTGCTTATCAACATTGTTCTGATCCATCAAACGAGCCATACGAGCTACCATTTGCAACGGAGTTGCAGTAGCAGTAGCAACAGAAGTTGCGCCAGCTAAACGAGCAGCTAGTGGGATAGAGTGATCGGCAGCAGAACTAGTAGTGATGTTACCAAATGAAGACTTGATTAGCTTGTTAGCTGTAAGTAGTTCATCTGTTCCAGCAGCAGCCGTAGCCTTAGTACCAGAGATTACGTTGTTAACTGCACCAGCGTTAGCATGTAGAGCAGATTGCTTGTAACCAGACAAGTAACCCAAGATTTCTTGGTCATACTGGTCAGCCAAACGATAGGCCGCACGATTACTAGCCATAGTCAGCCAGTTGATGTGGGTCTGTTGCTCTTCAATGTCATCTAGTTTAAATGCAAAGTAGTTAGACTTATCTACAGTTAAAGTAAAATCAACGTCAGTTAAATCCTGAGTAGCAATAGCAGTACCACGGGTGTATGCTGATACAGTAATTTCAGGCTCTTTGATAATACGAACAGAATCGCCAGCATTGGCAATCTCACCAAAGTAATCACTGTTAGTGATCGCTTCGCAGACTGCTGACTTACGAAATTCCATCTGTACTTGTTTGCTATAAATTACAGGTGAGAAATTACCTGAGTTTAAGTTGGTATAACCACTCGCTTTTGCAAAAGCCATGATATACACTCCTATATAAATTGTATGGAGCTATGACAATATCATAGAGGCTGTCATTAAAGGGTGCAGTATACTTAGGTTGATCGACCTTTATAAAACTGGGCCTTGGCTGAGCAGGTTCGTCTATTTACTATTGTGATTGCTTATATGTTATACACGAATTTGCAGAACATATTGTGTTACTTAGTATAGGGTAGCCGAATGGAGCCTATGCTTGTGTAACGTGCCAATGTAACCAGAGGATCAATCCAGTTACACTAGCGGTTTTGTACAGTTATACTGATTTTTAATTAAATGTCAAGGGTTATTTCACATTAATTTAATATTAACGTGCTTTACCCGACACATCGTATACAAAGTTACCACTACGCATTGCTTTTGCAATACCATCTTGATGCTCTTCGTACTCTGCCATAGACATAGCAGCTACATCAGATTCAACATACTGCTGCTCACTTGAGCCTTCAGTAGGTGTAGAACCTCCACGGGAACTAACGTCCTGTGCAGCACTGCGACTATCGCCCTTCTTACCTTTCTTCTTCTTAGTAATGCCAGCATCTAACTTGTACAAGTCAATGGCTCTGGCAGCACTAGTTGCGTCAGCTTCATTGTGATACAAAGAATCCTGTACCCACTTAGGCTGTGCATCTACCCAATCATGGAACGCATCCTCTTCACGGATCTGTTCAAAGTCAGGGTGAATCTGTAATAGCTGTGCTTCTGCTTTACCTTTGTTAGCACTAAGTTGTAGATCATCAATCTCTTTCATACGAGTAGATAGAGTTTCGTTCTGATCTCTTGCAGCCTTCAATGCCATTGTTTGCATAATGTTAGCTACTTGAGGGTACTTATCTGCCCACTCTGCGATCTCTTCTTCTGTGCTAGGTAACTCCATATCACCTGTTGATGTAGACTTAAGTTCTCCCTTTAAAGATTTGATCTGCTCTTCAAAGTCGCTCTTCTGTTCTTGCTGATGCCTACGTAAGTCTCCGTACCGCTTCTTGAATGAACGCTCCTCTGCTGTATCAGGGGTTGCATCATCCTCTTTTTCTTCTGGTGACATTTCATTCTGTTCTTTTAACTCAGCTAACTCTGCTTCGTCATTATCCATACGTTGTTGCTTAGTGTTAACTCGCATGAATCCTTTTACTTCTTGTTTCTTTCCTGCTTGCATTGCTTCCATGATTTTACTCTCTTGTTGGGGCTAACAGTGGGGAAGATACGATATTGTATCCCCCGATCTTAGGTAGCCAATAAAGGGTATTAAGTGCGTTTTGCTGCCAAAGCTCCCTTTTTAGCTTGTGCTTTTTGTTTTGCTATCTTCTTAGATGCTAGTCCTGAGGTAGGATCATTACGCATCTTTTTAATAAAGCCACCTTCTGCTTTAAAGTATTTGCTAGTTCCATTACCACTACTTGTACTAGGAGATGAACTTTGAGTTGGCCTACCTCCTTCATCTTTGTTAGGCTTACTATATCCACTATACGGAGAAGCCTTATAAGGGGAGTTATCACCTTTGTCACCATCACCACCGCCACCGCTTCTCTGCCTTATTAAAGCATTTTGCCTAGCCGCTTCTTTTGCTGCTGCGGCTGCTTTATCTGCTGCTGCTTTTTGAGCCAAAGATTTTGCCCGTTGTTTAGCTGCCCTTTCCTTTTCTATTTTATAATCATTTGCTTTTGATTCTGCAACTTTATCAGCACGTTCTCTAAGAGTATCCATCTCATTCTGTCTTTCTATTTGATCAGCTTCTGCCTTATTTTGCGCTGCTATTTTATCAGCCTTAAGCTTTTTGGTATTTTCTTGGTTAGCTCGTACCTCTGCAATATGATCAAATGGATCATAGGTTCCTGGCTCTTTGTAAGTTTTATTTCCATATGCATTAATAGACCATCCACCCCTCAAACCACCACTCATATCCTCTGATGCTTTTCTCTGCGCTGCTAGTAATTCAGCAGGAGTTCCTTTAAAGTTTGACCAATACTCTTGATTGTAAGTAGGCCGATCTACCGCAGAGGGTTCTGTAGTACCTACAGTATTAATCCTCTCTCCAGTAATATTATCTAGCAGCTTACCAAATTCATCTAAGGCACCTATCTCAAGACCCCCTGAGAAAGCTTTGACAATACCACCAACCATCTTCTTCCATTCAATGGGCCGTCCATCAGGCAAGTACTGCGACCCTTGCTCAATAGCACCATTTGAATTATTCATAGAATCCGCAGTTTTCTGTGCAAGTAAGAACCTATCTGCTACCCCCATGCCCTCTGAAAAATAGGAATCCAATCCTTCGGGGTCTTTAAATCTGCTATTGTAAAGTTCCTGAGCCTGTGGAGTCATTGAGGCAAACATAAGGTCTGTAGCTTCTTGATCCATGTTAGGTTTAATCATGGCATCTAACGCATTAATACGCTGACTACGGATGCGTGTGGATCTAGTCAAGTCAGCTTGGTATCCATCTGGCCCCGTATCATTCTTATAGTCACGGGTCATTTCAGCAGTGCCACTTGCTCCACTATTTACTGTAGATTGAGTAGTAGATTCAACTGAGTCACCTTCACCCTGACCGCCTTCCTCTTCTTCCCCATCGTCTATATATGGAGTCCAACCTTCTGGTATAGGCTCAACAGGTTTACCTCCAATGAAAGTAAAGTTTTTAAAGTCTGTTCCATTAGTATACATGCGGTATTCTGGAGTACCTGCTACGTTGTAGTCACGACCTGTGTAATC